CGCCAGGGTTATATCTTTTTCCAAAGCCTCCTGTTCCCGGAGCTTTCCCAAAGGGACCAGGAGAGGATCATCAAACTGTGCAAGCAAAGCGCCGGTCAATATTGGCGGGCGCTGCTTGAGTACGTTACCACATCCGCAAACGCTCCCTACATCGAGATGAAACACAGCATCAGCCAGAGTACGCTATATCGGGTGACGCGGGAGTATTACCTGAGATTTCCACGCAAATTTTAAGAGCAGACCTTAACCGGCCTGCTCTTTTTTTATGCCATCTATGAGGCCTTGTAATGCATCCATGAAGTTGACGCGTCGTGACGCGGCTTTTTTGTTAACCTATTGGTAACATGGGGTTGACGTTTTCGGGACACGATTATGGAAACCCCGTCAGCTACGGCTGGAGTCGGGCCGGTTCGTGCGCCGGTCTGACCGAAAATTCTCAGGAACAGAGTAAAAATCCAAGGAGGTACGGTTATGCCTGAATTCAACGAAGAGTATTACTTTGAACAGTTTGGCGTGAGTCCGAAAGAGGAAGATCCAGGAGAGGAGACGCCTGAGGAGAATATCTCCGAAGCGCCCCAGGAAGACGCCAACGACGAGCCGGTGGACGCCCAGCCGGATGAACCTGATCAGGGCGCGGAGAAACCGAAACAGAGCAAGAAAGAGAATGCTCAATTCGCTGCAGCACGGAGAAAGGCTGAGAAGGAACGCGACGAAGCAATCGCTGCGGCAAGGCAGCAGTTCGAGAAGGACCAGGACGCCTTGATCGCCGACATGGGCCTGGAGAATCCGTACAACGGCAAACCGATCACCAACAAGGCTGAGTATGACGAGTACAAGGCCACCCATGCACAAAAAGAGCAAGAGCAACGCCTCAGAGACATGGATATGACGCAGGAAGAGTACGACCAGTACGTGAGCGACCTGCCCGAAGTCAAGGAGGCGCGACAGTTTGCTGAAGCACAGAGGAAGAAGTTCTACGAGGACCAGCTGAATCAGGAGGTCTCGCAGATCACTGCGCTGAACCCGGCGATCAAGTCTATTCAGGACATCGCCGCCCTTCCCAAGTACAACGAGATCTATGACAAGGTCACGAAGCAGAACTACAACCTTGTTGATGCCTACAAACTGGTTTACTTCGATGATCTGGCATCCAGACGCGGCCGGCAGCAGGCTATCAACCATGCAGGAAAGTCGCATCTCACTTCCACACAGGCGAGAGGCGGCGAAGGGCCTGTCAATGTGCCGAGAGACGAGCTCGACATGTTCCACCGTCTGATCCCCGACGCCACGGATGACGAGATCGGAAAATTCTACAACCGAATGATACAGAAGGAGTGATTTTATGAAGGGATTCATCCCTCATTACAACGATGGCAGTATCCGGCCCCAGGCGCTGGAGTACAAGCTCATCGCTTCCAGCCAGACCCCCAAGAAGGGCCTCGCGCTGAAGTGGTCCAGCGGCAAGCTGGTCCTCTGTGACGGTGCGAATGCGCCCGACTACATCTGCATGTGTGAACGCGCCACTCTTGCAGCAGACACCCAGCTTCCGGTCCTGAAGATCAACCCGGACATGGTATTCGAGACGGAGAACAGCGCGGCCATTAACGGCGTATCCGACGGCACCGCCGTACAGATCGAGTCTGACGGTCTGAGAGTTACCGCGACTACCACCAGTTCCCCGCATGCGAAGATCGTTGGCAGAGAAGGCACCGATACGGCTGCCGGGGCCACGGTCTATGTCCGATTTGTGTAAGGAAGGAGGCAACCGAACATGAGTAACATCGTATTTTCCGAATCCAGCGGTCTGCAGGACTCCATCTACGGCAAGTGCCTATACCCTCTGCGGCTCCTGATTGAGAAGCAGAGCGAGGCCTTTGAGGTCCAGTCCATGCTCCCCAAGCTGTTCAACATGGAAACCTCCGACCGGTTTGCCGAGCAGCTTACCGGCATGACCTCCATGCAGGGTCCCCAGCCTGTCGGCGAGGGCGGCAACTACGTGACCGACGGCTTCCAGGAAGGCTACTCCAGCGTGTTCCAGCACGTGACCTGGAAGGACCAGTTCGAGACCACCGAGGAGATGGTGGACGACAACCGCATCATCCAGCTCAAGAAAGGCCCTGCCGGGTTCACCCAGGCATGGCACCGCACCCGTGAGCAGTTCGGCGCACGTCTGTTCGCCACTGCGTTCAACAAGAGCGACACGTTCAAGATCAACGGCTTCACCTTCTCCACCCTGGGCGCTGACGGTGTGTGCGTCTTCAAGACCTCCCATCCCAGCAAGACCGGAGGCTACACCACCCAGTCCAACCAGTTCAGCGACGCGTTCTCCAACGATGCCCTGGGCGCCATGGAGTGTGCCATGCAGGACTTCCGCGACGACAACGGCAACATCCTGTCCGTCTCCCCGGACACCATCGTGATCCCGAACATCCACAGCCTGAAGAAGGCCGTGTTTGCTGCGATTGGTGCCGACAAAGATCCCGACACCGCGAACAACGGCGCGAACTACACCTTCGGCCGCTGGAACGTGATTGTCTGGCCGTATCTCAACCAGTTCATCACCTCCGGTACCGCTCCGTGGATGCTGATGGACAGCACCTACAACAAGGTCAACTACGGCAATGCCTGGTTCGACCGCAAGAAGCTGACCATCAACCAGAAGATCGCGGACAACGACAACCTGCTGACCAAGGGCAAGGGCCGCTGGAGCGCCGGCTTCCACGACTGGCGTGCCTTCGCAGTCGGCGGCATCTCCGACGGCACCGCGCTGCTCTCCTGATAAGGAGGTAGCGTATGGCTAACTACACCAGACTGACCAACCTTGAGGTCACGGGCGATCTGAAGGTCGGTGCGCTGCACGGCATCGCTGACGTCGGCCCCGCAGAGGAGGTCGCGTCCACTGTTGACAAGGCGGCATTCAATGCTCTTGTCGGCGTCGTGAACGACCTGATCGAGGCACTGGGCGGCGACACCAGCACTTCCTAAATACCAAGAGGGGTCCTCTTAACCGGGGACCCCTCAAACCAATGGAGGACGTATGGACGAGATGGACATCGCCCGGTGGTACGTCCATCTGGCAGAAACATCCAATAAAAGTTTCATGCCGCTTTTCTTCGACGAGCATCGTTTCCTCGTTCTCAAGGGCGGCGGCGGTTCGGGCAAGTCCGTATTCGCCGCCAGGAAGCTCATTGAGAGGGCTTTTGCGGAGCCGGGGCATCGGTTCCTGGTATGCAGAAAGGTCGCCAAGACGCTCCGTGAGAGCTGCTGGAGGAACATACTGGATCAGCTCTCCAAGTACTATCCGGGGAGATACTCGCCGAACAAGAGCGACCTGACGATCACCTGTGACAACGGATCGACATTCCTGTTTGCCGGACTCGACGACGTGGAGAAACTCAAGTCCATCGTCGATGTCACAGGCGAGTGGATCGAGGAGGCGTCCGAGCTTCTGGAGGGAGATCTGAACCAGCTCAACATCCGCCTCAGAGGTGAGACGAGGGAGTACAAGCAGATCATCCTCACCTTCAACCCGATCAGTATCACCCACTGGCTGAAGCTGCGGTTCTTCGACCGGAACGATCCAGACGCGAGAGTGCATGAGTCCACCTACTGGGATAACAGATTCCTCCCGGAAGAGGACCGGAAGGTGCTGGAGGACTTTAAGGATACAGACAGATATTACTATGAGGTCTACTGCCTAGGCTTCTGGGGCACGACCGGCAGGACGGTATTCGACGGTGAGGCCATCACGAAAAGACTGCTGGACAACGTGCAGCCGGTCATGGTGGGCATGATGGCCTACAACGACACCGGGCTGGCATTGGAAGACATTCACTTTGAAGAGGACAAGAACGGATACATCAAGGTCTACGAGCCGCCTGAGGAAGGTGTGCCGTATGTGATCGGCGGAGATACCGCCGGCGAAGGATCTGACTGCTTTGTGGCGCAGGTTCTGGACAACAGGACAGGAAAGCAGGTGTGCGTACTCAGGCATCAGTTCGATGAGGACCTGTTCGCCAAGCAGGTATTCGCCATCGGGATGTGGTACAACACAGCTTTAATCGGCATTGAGACCAACTGGTCCACATATCCGGTTTTAACACTGGAGAGACTTAGATACCCGAAGCAGTACGTAAGAGAGACTGTAGACAACTACACACATAAGATACGCAAGTCGTTCGGCTTTGAAACAAACGGCAAGACCCGTCCGGTGATCATAGCAGAACTGGTCAAGGCTTGCCGAGAAGATATAAACATTGTATGCCACGACGAGACCCTTCGGGAGATGCTCACATTCATTCGCAATGAGAAGTTCCGCCCTGAAGCCGAGGAAGGCGCCCACGATGACTGCGTAATGTCCCTTGCGATCGCTCATTATATCCGGCCCAAACAGAGATATCTGACGGAAGAGCAGGTCAAGAGACGGAAATGGACAGAGGATATGTGGGATGACTATCGCAACGCAAGCCAAAAGGAGAAGGAGGAACTCAGGAAAATGTGGGGAGATCCATTGTGACATGTCGTGACATGCCTTTTATGGTAACCTCATATCATAAGGAGACGAGGCCATGAAGTACAACAAAAAACTGAGACTTTGGCAGGAACGATACCTTCAGAACCGGGCGAAGTTCGAGGACGAACTCATCGAGATGGACGGGCGCGAGAAGCTCTACGCCGGCTCTGAGAAGATCAAACAGATCGTATGCCGAGACTTTAAGAAAGAGACAAAGCACGTCCGGAATCTGACAGCGGAGATCATCGAGGCGCAGGTCAATTCGACGATTCCCCAGCCGAAAGTCACGGCGCGAAGGAAGCGGGACGAGCCCCTGGCAAAAATAATCGAGGACATGCTCAGGAACGAGATCGACCGGTTGCCGTTCGAGACTATGAACGATCAGCAGTCCCGGACCGTTCCAATCCAGGGCGGCGCCGAGTATCTGGTCGAGTGGGACGAGGGGAAGAGGACCCATACCACTTCCGGTGAGATCGTCGTTTCCGCGCTGCACCCGAAGATGGTCATTCCTCAGGACGGCGTTTTAACCGGCATCGAGGATATGGACTATATCTTCGTCACCACTCCTCAGACTAGGGAATATATCAAGACCAGATATGGCGTAGATGTATACCAGGAATCCGAGGAGAAACCGGAACTCCGGGGTGATGAGAGTACCGCCAATGACATGGTCACCCAGATCACCTGCTACTTCAGGAATGACAAGGGCGGGATTGGTAAGTTCTCCTGGGTCGGAGATACGGTCCTGGAGGATCTCGATAATTATCAGGCCAGACGTATCAGGAAGTGCGCCAAATGCGGCGCCATCGAGCCCCTGGAGGCTGAGGAGACCATTCCAAGAGGCGATGATCCCGAAAGAGAAGAGATCGAGTATCTGAAGCGCACGAAACCCAAGGTCGGCAGCGGGAAGGTCGTCTGCCCGTACTGCGGCGCGTCCAAGTGGGAAGAGGACGACAACGAATTCGAGGAGCTCACAGCGCCTCTCACGTTGTATGACGGGACTGTTATCCATCCCATGAGGACCTGGAAGGAACCCACCGGGACATTTGATGAGCTGGGCAAGGAGATCCTGAACAATCGCGTCGAGCCGGTGAGGATTCCGTACTACTGCCCGAAGGCGTATCCGATAGTCCTTGTCAAGAACACCTCCATGTATGGGAAATTCCTGGGCGGTTCTGATGTGGACTTAATCTCCTATCAGCAGAACACCACGAACAGACTTTCCTCGAAGATCTGCGACAAGATCATGAAGTCGGGATCTCTCATTACCCTTCCCCCAAAGGCGGAGATCCGACACGATGGGGAAGATGTGAAGGTCATCGCGATCGAGAATCCCCAGGACAAGGAATACATCGGAGTATTCAATCTCCAGCCCTCTATCGAGCAGGACATGGCGTTCCTGAACGAGGCATACGAGGAAGCCAGGCAGATCATCGGCGTCACGGATTCCTTCCAGGGGCGCAAAGATCCCACTGCCACGTCCGGTAAAGCGAAGGAATTCGCGGCTGCGCAGTCTGCCGGACGATTGGAGTCCAAGCGCGTCATGCGAGACGCTGCCTATGCAGAGTTGTTCCGCCTGATGTTCATGTGGAAATTGGCCTACGCCGACGAACCTAGACCGGTGGTAAGTCATGACTCCAACGGCGACGTCATCTACAAGGAATTCAATAGATACGATTTCCTCAGACAGGACGATGCCGGCAACTTCTATTGGCTGGATGACTTCATCTTTAGTTGCGATGTCACAGCGCCTCTTGCGAACAATCGTGAGGCGATGTGGCAGGAGACCAGACTGAACTTCCAGCAGGGCGCCTTCGGCAATCCTGCAGAGCTTGAGACCCTGATCATGTTCTGGACCAAGATGGCAGAATTGCACTATCCCGGTGCCGAGGATACGCGGGACGAGATGCGGCACAGACTGGAACAGCAACAGCTCATGCAGCAACAGATGATGATGCAACAGCAGGCGCTGCAGCAGCAGGTCGAGGAACAGGCGCGAAGACAGGCCGCTGCAGATGTAGGAATCCCGGACCAGCAACAGAGTCTGGCGCTGCCGCCCAACATGCAGAGCGCACTGGATAACATGCAGCTGGAATCTGATAGATTCGGAGGTATGCTATGAAAATAATCGAGATATTGTCCGATAAAATCACAGAAGAGATTGAAGATGCGACAAGTTACGCAAAGATGGCCATTGCACAGAAAGATGATGATAGAAGCTTGGCAGATGATTTGATTGCAATTTCAATGGAAGAGATGAATCATATGTCGATTCTACATCAAAACGTCGTGCGTATTATTGAGAATTACCGGCGAAAAACAGGCGAACCGCCGGCAGCTATGATGGCCGTCTATGATTACCTGCACAAGAAGCAGATTGAAGCGGCCAAAGAGGCCAGACTGTTGCAGGAAATGTATAAGGGGTGATCCTATGTGGTACCAGGCAGGCCCCGGCAGAAAGCGGAATTACGAAACCGCTGAGGCACTGCAGGAGGCTGTGGACAAGTACTTTGAATCCATTACATATAAGAAGGTCGTGAAGGGCGCCGACGGAGAGCCGATCTTTACAGAGGACGGTACGCCGGTCTGCACCATCGCGTTTGCAGTTCCCCCAACGAACGAGTCCCTGTGCCTGTTCATCGGCGTCGGAAGAATGACGTGGTCCAGATACCGTGCGGACGAGGAGTTCCAGGACGTATGCCGTGAAGCGGATCTGAAGATCCGTGCATGGAGAACCGAGGAAGTCTCTACAAGGGATCGCACTCAGGGGCTGCAGTTCCTTCTGTCAAATGATTCCGGGATGAGCGACAACGTCAAAGTGGAGGTCAACAGCTCGTCCATGTCCGAGCGCAAGAATATCCTGGCCAAGCTGGCCCAGATGCAGGAGGACTTTATATGACCTTAAAAGAATGCATTGATTACGTTGATTCCGTCAAACAGAATGCTTTCACCAATGAGCAGAAGACGATGTGGATCAACGAGGTGGAGGGGCGTGTACAGACGAAGGTATTCCTGTTCAAGCACGACAACATCACTCAGTACGAGTACGAGGCGAACAAGGATACCGAGCTGTTCGTGAGGCCTCCCTATCAGGAACTATATTACGAATATCTGCAAGCAAAGATCGACTACCAGAACGGCGAGTATGACAAGTACCAGAACTCCATGACGATGTATGAGTCCGTCTTCAGAGAGTTTGCCGCATGGTTCATCAACAGATATCATCCTGCGGATATTCCTTGTGGAGGTGGAAGCGCATGTTAGGATGCCAAAACTGCCAACATTGTTTTGCAGAAGAAGGACCGTACATAACCGCATATGAGATCGCCGTCAAGAACGGTTTTGTCGGCACAGAGGAAGACTGGGTGAAGACCCTACAGTCCGTCTACGTTACCAAGGTGAAGTCCAAGGGCGCAATGGA